AGTTATCGGTATACTCAAAAACTCCAAATGTTTTACCATTTGCTGTATTTTTGAATTTACCGCCGATAAATTCAGAGATATCATAATAACAGCTTGTTCCTATACCGCCCGAAAATGATCTATTGTCAGGCGAATACATTGTTATTCCGTAAGGTGCGCCGGAATCTCTTTTTAGTTTATCTGTTTCTATGTTCCAAAGTTTGTATTTTAATGTATCATTAAAAATTTGAGCAATAACAGTACTTTCTTTATCGTATCCACAACCTGATGCTGTATATCCAGTTAAATATGACCATGATCCGTCAACATGTTCAATTCGTGCCTCAGCATGCGGATTCATACCCCATGTGCGTGACTTTGACCATTCAATAGTTATGGTCATGTGTTTAACAGGTTTTTGATTCTTTTCGGCATTTATACGGGCCTCAGTTTTGGCTTTTTCTCGCGCTTCACGTCGGGCCTGTTTTCTTGCTTCTTTTTCTTCATTTGTAAGTTTTTTGTATGCCATGATTTACTCCTTATAAGAGGTTAATAGATTAATCCTTCCATAAAGCATTGGACTGCATATATTTTATTAGTTCTGTTTTTAAGTCCTTGCTTATTGGTTCTTTTATAACAGCATTTAATAATATTTTTAACTTTGATTTTTTAGATACTCTTTTATGGTCAATAGTTTTATGACAATTTTTACATCTGGTTACACCATTATTTATATCCCAAAGTATGGGGATATCAAAATTGCCTGTTTGTAACAAAGACAAATTGTCTTTTACAATACTTTTTATAGGGTAAATATGATGAACCACTAAATCATTATTATTATCACACAATGTGCATTTATTATTGTCACGACTTAAAACTGATCGTCTCCATATATTATATTTATTTAAACATTTTATGCGATGTCTCCAATAGTTCGTATTTGTTTTATTAGACGGTTTTAATTTATTTTTACCAAAAATACGTTGTCTTTCTTCTGGTGACATTAAAGCATATTCTTTTTTTCTTAAGTCACTTAATGCTTTGCGTCTTTCAGGTGTCATTGCTCTTTTAGCTGATTTACTCATTTTAGCTCTTGTTTCGGGACTATGTTTAAGTCCCATATGTGATTTACTTATTTTATCCCTTGTTTTTTTATTCATTTTATTGCTCCTTTAAATAATTTAATTAATCTATGGTATATAAAAAGAAGCAATAAATCAACAAAAAATACACTCAGGAGCTTGAGCAGGGATTAAAGAGCATAAATACAAATTACAGGGTTTAATTCATTTTCATAAACAAAACATTGTCTGATATATGATTCGACATCATCAATAGTGTTAGGTATAGCTAAAAATAAGACACGATCATTAATCCATATTTCATAATTTACCATGATTTACTCCTTATAAGAGGTTAAATATAATTGTGAAGGTTTTTATTAGCTGTTTTAGCTGGAGCTTCAAACTGTCCGATAAATACATAAGCGTTTTGTTCTTCGCAGTATTCAAACACTTTAAAGAGTTTGACGTTGCGGCCATTAAGCTTGACTTTCTGAATGTTTTCGATCCTGTATTTTCCCATAATTTATCTCCTTTATGTGTGTTTACCCTTATATAATGCAATACAGATGCCAAACTATATTAAAAAAACGTAAGTACATGATATCACAAGGAATAAAAAAATCAAGGTATAATTATAGGATATGTTTGGCCCTTAAATGAAGGATAAAACATACATATTCAAAAATGGAATAACATACAGTAATCAAAAAATAAATAAAAACATAATAAAGTCAAACATTTAGCATGAATGAAAAACAATACACCACCTTGAAGGGAATAACAGACAGTATTTTAAGCGGTAGTCAAAAGAATGACAGTAAATTGTAAATAATGAAGCGACATTATAAGCGAAAAAGAAAGAGAGGTAGATTATGAGAGTAATTAAAAGCGGTAATCCAAATACAATGATAAGGGTTTTAGATGAACCGGGACAAGGTGGAGCATGTCATATTTATAGCATTGATCCTGTTAATTGTTCTAGAGATGAGGTAAATAAAAATTTTGGGAAAATATATTTTCAAAATGGCCTGGTTCAAGAATTCGGAGTTAATGGTTGCCATCAGGAAGATTTACTTATGGTAGTAATAGATAGGCTCCAATCGTTTCAAAACGGTCCATTTTCGTGTAGGGAGAATGCTCTAGCGCTCACTAAATGCCAGGAAGCTATGCACTGGTTAAATCACAGGACAGCGTTAAGACAAAAGAATTAATAATTAAGAAAATAAAGAAATAATGCACAAACAAGTAAAGGCAACAAACCCACTCGGGAAACAAGCAGAGATTGAATACCGGAATTACAAGCTATCAACCGACCAACGCAAGGATCTCACTCATGAGGACAAGGAAAAGATAGCACACAAAGAGATTTTAACCGGGTTACAGCGATTTAATAAACGATATGCAAAGAAAAGCTAAGATAATAGCTAAGTTATGCAGGAGACATTTTAAGACAATGGCTGAGAATCTATACAGCAAAGGCCAAACGGTAATGACTAAGGCCGGCAAAGACAAATTTGATAGGATATTTAAACATGGCAAAGAAAAAGACAAAAAACGCAAGCATAATAAAGAGCGACTACATACCAAGCGTTAAAGTAGGACGCCCGGCTTTTTATGAAACGGTCGAAGAACTTGAGGATGCTATAGATAGATATTTCCAAAGCTGTTTTATCCCGTACTTAGATAAAAGTGGTGAGCAAGTTAAAGATAAAGAAGGAAATCAAGTTTATATACAAAATCAACCGTTTACAGTTATAGGATTATCTTTGGCATTGGGGTTTAAGTCGCGCCAATCGTTGTTTGATTATATTGAAAGAGGCGACAAATTTACTGACACTATTATACGCGCGAAGCAAATTTGTGAAAATTACGCTAATCAGAGGTTGTTTGACAGAGATGGTGTAAATGGAGCTAAATTTACATTGATCAACAATTTTAAAAATTATAGTGATAAGAAAGAGCTTGACCTCAATGATAACACAGCTATCCAGGCAATACTCGACAGTTTACCGGAAGAAACGCGAAAACAAGTGGCTGAATCGGTCAAGGAAAGACTTAAAAAAGGTGTGAAATAAGTTAATACATGTACAAATTAATTAATGAGTGCCAAAATAAACGAGGATATATTTTAAGATATAACCAAAACGGTCAAAATGAATCAGATAGCGGAAAACATAGCAGATAAAATAATCCAGGTATTGGGACCGGATGCGCTTAATTTAGATTACGGCATCGAAAATGAATATGATCATTATCGATTTGATCCAACCGGGTTTATAAAAAATGAATTAAATATTAATTTAACTGATGATATATCACGTATGTTGGATAGTGTACGTGATAATAAAATAACCATAGCCCGGTCAGCTACAGGTACAGGTAAAAGTCACGGGGCTGCTTGCGCGGCTGTGTGGTTTTATAAAGCATATGGCCCGGAATCCAGGGTTTATACTGTTGCAAATCCGTTTGAGAATCAAAAGATACTTTGGGGTGAAATATCAGAGATTGTTGAAAAAAACAGCAAATTATTTGAAAAAGATAAGGTCATAACACATCATGTAGAGCGATCTCAAAATGACTTCATAACAGCCTTAAATATGCCTACAACCGGCACTGATGAGGTAAAAGAAGCCAAGTTTAGCGGAAAACATAGAAAGCATATGCTCTTTATTGTTGATGAGGGTGACGCTGTGTCTGAATTTGCTTATAGAGGCATTGAGGGGTGTATGTCAGGCGGCGTTGTTGTCCGGATACTTATTATGTTTAATCCGCGTAATAAGGCAAATATTCCGTCGCGGTATGAGAGAGATGGACTCGCAAACGTAGTACATATATCGGCTTTTGATCATCCAAATGTTATAACCGGGGAACATGTAATACCCGGGGCGGTATCCAGGGAAGAAACTGTAAGAAGAATCAACGATTATTGCCGGTTAGCTAAAGACGGCGAAGATATTGAGGAGGGAGACAGTTTTTATCTTCCGGAATATCTGGTTGGTTGTACAACTCAAAAACAAAACGGTAAAGAGGATTATCCGCCGTTAAAAGCTGGACTATATGTAATAACCGAACCGGTTTTTTATTATATGGTACTTGGAGAATATCCTCCCCAGGGTGAAGATCAGCTCATCTCTGAAAAATGGATATATGCCGCTCGGATGCGCTGGGATATGTGGGTACAAAGGTATGGTGAAGTTCCTCCGCGCGAAACAAAAGGGATTGCTGGGCTTGATGTTGGAGAATTTGGTAATGATCCGTCTGCATGGTGCGCTCGTTATGGTGGATGGTTAACCAGGTTTAAAGATTGGACAGGTGTTGACACCAATTACACATCGGATAAGGCCTGTAAGTTAGCAAGGTCTGAAAATATATCATGTACAATGGTTGACGGTAACGGAGTAGGTGCCGGAGTGGCCCCGAACATGATGCGTAAAGGCAAGCCAGCCAGGGGCGTAAAAACACAAGAAGGTCCGGACGATAGAGAACTTGAACCGGAATTTGGTGAATTTAAGATATTAAGAGATCAATTAGCCTGGCAGGTTCGGGAATGGTTACGTACTGACCCGACGTCAATGTTACCGCCCGACGAAGAACTGATTGAAGAGCTTAGTATCCCGACATATAAAACAGATGGAAAGTATGTCAGAATAATGAAAGCTGATGTATTCAAAGACTTATTGAAGAGAAGTCCTAATAAATTCAGCGCATTATGTTTAACTTTTGCAAAGGTGCTGGACGTAGGTGGTCAAAATAGTGGTAAAACAGCACAGCATTACGCGACAATGCGGGCTAAATATTCAAGATATGGACGAAATTAATGGATAAGTATCCTATAGAAATAAGCTGTCCATCATGTTGTGAAGTTGTTATATTAGTGAAAAACCCTATCCCAGCGTCTACTTTAAGAAGTGACATTTATAATTATATAGATACTCCGATGTTGAACACTGACAATGTATATTATTGTGCAGCATGTAAAAAACATATCAATGTTAGTTTTATCGATTTGATGAAAGCAAAAGGGCTATAATGGCAACTGATAATGACATAAAAAAAGACTATGAGGAATGTTACGCGGCCGGATCTCAACATTGGGGGCCTGCCTGGGAAGAGATGAAAACAGACCTTAAATTTCGGCAGGGCGATCAGTGGAAATCTAAAGATAAAAGATACTTAGAAAGCCAGGATCGGGAAGCAATGGTTTTTAACAAAACTCACAGGATAGTTAATGTTGTCGCTGGGTATGAGCAGAAAAACCTACTCGCACTCAAGATTGATCCCTTTGAAGGAGGAGACGAAACAACCGCGAACCAGTTTTCGGCTATTGTACTCAATAACATGATGTACGGCGGCGGATATATGGCAATGTCCGGAGCGTTTGAGTTTGGAGCAGTAACAACCGGGATGAATTTAGTTGAACCATGGATTGACAGGAGCGATGATATTTTAAACGGTGATATCAGGTTTAGGAGATTGCCTTACAACAGATTTATTCTTGACCCAACGTTTAATGACAGGGATTTAGACCGGGATTGCGGGTTTGTTATTACCCGCGATTACTTCAACAAAGATCAATGCAAAGCTTTAATGCCGGACAGATACGATGATATTCAGAGCATTAAAGGCAGCGGAAATGATGGGAAATTCGGTCAATTCTATCCACAGAAAGGCAAAAACAACGAATATAATCTTAAGTACGATAGGTTTTACACACAGGTAAACAGGCCTTATACGGTTCTTGCTGACATGAAAACAGGTCAAATTATGCCTGTTCCGGACGATCCAAAAGCATTTATGGCAGCTCAGATGTTTATCGCCAGATTTCCTGACCTCAGGATGTTAAGGGGAAGCAGAAAGGGCGTTGATCTTCATATCTTTATTGAAGGCGAATTGATGTATTCCGGACTTGATTCCAGCGGCCTTGACGAGTATCCCTTTGTGTTAGAGGCAGGATATTTTACACCCGAAGAAGATGACCCTAAATACAGAATGCAGGGTATAGTGAGATGTTTACGCGATCCGGGGACTGAAGCAAACCGTAGACGGTCAATGATAATTGATATGTTGGATGGTGTAATCCGATCAGGTTGGAAATTTAAAGAGGGTTCAGTGGTAAATGAGGAGGCCCTTTATGCCAGCGGATTTGAGAATATTGTTATGGATAAGAATGCTCAGATGACTGATGCTGAGAGACACCAACAAATTACAATTCCTCAGGGATTATTCCAGGCATCGGATATGATGGATAAAGACCACGATAGTATATCCGGGGTAAATCAGGAAATGCTCGGAGATCCTAACAATGACAATATTGAAGTTGCGGCGGTACTTGCAAAACTGAGAAGCGCAAATGGACTTGTAACATTACAAAGCCTTTTCAATAATCATAGGTTTGCAAAAACTCTTATAGGCCGTAAACAGATAAAAATGATACAGAAAAATTATTTACCGGCCAAAATACAAAGAATAACCGGAGAAACCCCGACAAAAGAGTTTTATACCCGTGACTTTGCAAAATATGATTGTGTACCGGTCGAAGGAGTACTGACAGACAGCCAAAGACAGATGTATTTTGCACAGATTAGCGCGTGGAAAAAGGCCGGCGCCCCGATACCGTGGAGTGAGATCATAGAATATGCCCCATTGGAAAAGAAAGAAAGCCTAAAAAAAGCACTTATACAGGCGGAAAAAGGACAAAGCGCGCAGTCTCAGCAGGACATGATGACGCAACAGATTACAAATCAGCTATTGCAGTCCGAAAAAGCACATAACATTGCTATGAGCAAAGAAAAACTGGCACAAATTGAGGAAAATAGAGCTGGTGCCCGACTTGATAACGCAAAAGCAATGAAAGAATTGAGGGGTATGGATATAGATAACTTCCTGAAAACATTAGATACAATAAAAATAATGATGGAATCGTTAAGACAACCTGAACAGCCGATGCAAGGAAATATGTTGACAAACTCTGGACAAAATGCTCTAATTGGAAACGCATAAACCTCCATACTTACGGGCTAGGGTCATTCCCGAAAAGGCGTAACTCTCCTGACGCCCTGCCCGCTACAACCTTCAGGAGATAGTAAGGAGACTATATGGATAATTTAGAAGAATTAAAGCCAAGGATAAAGGAAATATTAATAGATATATTAAAATATAATGATTGTAACAGTGCTAAATTATACTTAAGCATAGATGGAGGTAATTTTAATAATTTAGCTGAATTACAAGGATTTAAAAGTAAATATAATGTTTTTATGTTTAACCTACCTATTGTGGAAAAAAGACCTGATATTAGGCTAGTTAAATAAACAGGAGATATGAAAAGGAGATCATATGTGGCCGTTCAAAAAAACTAAATCTAATGAAATAGAAGAAGAAAAAGAAAAGAAGTTAGAGGAAATAAGAAATTTCAGGGATTTACACCAATCTTTTAATTACCGTGGTATAACTATGGTGGTCAAAGGGTTATGGGATCTCACGGATGGTAATGTCTGGTATCCTTGTATAGTTGCTGAGTATTTAGATGTAAACAAACATTTTAAAATTAAAAAATTCTTCTATTGGGAGTTGGATCATATAAAAAGTTATAATTAGGAGACCAAAAGGAGACGGTATGGCTGAATATGAATGGTATGTAAAAAACTGGAAGGATAAAGAATCTAAAGAATTTAATAAATGGTGGCATAAATACTATGGTAATGAAGGTGAATATGCTGATGGTGAAGCATATTATACAAGAAAGTCTTTTGCCCTAGCTGGTTGGTTAGCCGAAAAGGAACAGGAAATAACTTCGGAAGGAGACGGTATTGGTTATTCAGACATAACAGATGAAATACTTGATTCAATTGCTGAAATATCAGTGATATGGAAAAGTGAAAAGTTAAAAGGTAAAACTAATTTTGCTATAAGGGAATGTTTAATAACTTTATCTCAAAGGCTTACTGATTCTTTTTATGAAAAAGAAAATGAAATAACTATTGAAAGGCCCCTTACTGATATGACATCGGTTGATTATAAGATAAAAATTAATGGCATGTCATCTGAGATTGAAGCATTAAAGGAAAAACTCGAAGAAAAAGACGCTGAAATTATCCGGTTAAACTCTAAAATAGTTAATAATGAACTTGAAAAATTTAAACAATTATTAACTAATGACGTCGGAAACACAAAAAACGATATAAAATCGACAGATAATCTTAAACCCCTTTTAACCTTTGGGTATGGAATACCGCTACATTTTGAAGCATCAACGACATATGCAGCGATCCGAACCCTTGCCGCAGAAATAATGAAGTTGAGGGATAAATAAACCTGGCAGCATTAACAATAAAGGAATAAATATGAAATACAAAATAATAAAAGATACAACAAAAGGCCAGTCATTTGATGACTTTGAAAAGAAAATAAATGAAATGATTCTGGAAGGTTGGAAGCTACAGGGCGGTATTAACGCTGTATCAAGTCCAAAAGGTGATTTGTACTGGGTTCAGGCTATGGTAAAAGAATAACATGTCAACTCAAATAATCATAAAGAAATTAAATAAACTTTTAGATCAATCACCATTGTGTTCTCTTTTGATAGGAGATGTACAGACACAGATGGTATCTGACCTGCTTAAATCACTTACTCAGGTAATTGACAAAAAATCCGATTATAAAGGGGTTTACTGGCTGCTAGTCGCTACACACAAAGATCCGGCGCGGAAAGATACTATAAAAGAACGGATTATTATATTGCCGGAACGACCGAAACAGAGGTATTTAGGATCTATCCTTATTCGGGTAGATAATGAGCATGCTGACGCGGAGATTGAAAGCATTTTACCCCTTGACATAAAAATACCGGGATTTATTCAAATGACTCCCGGAAAAATACATGAACAGGTTGGAGTTAAGGGTATTCGGGAAAGTGCAAAGGGAATGCCTATCATTCATGGAGCTAATTAATGGATGCTGATATAACCAAAATTGAAGTACCTGCTAGATTAGTATTGTGTAAATCAAATTATACAATATGTGGGCATTGTGGCTGCAAAACAGGCATTGAAGACCATGAAGAAGATTGTTATTTACTTAGTGAGGAACTTCTATCTAAAATAGAGGTTGCAACCTATAGTTTTTAATTAACAGGAGAATAAAATGGCAGATACAACAATAATTGACATCTATGATAAAATAAAGGAAATTAAAATACCTAATTCGGAACCTAACATTATATTTATAAAAAAAGATGGGAAATGGGTTAATTCTGGAGAGGTAAAATAATGCAAACAACAAGAAGAAACTTTTTTAAAACAATAAGATTATATTTAAAATAAACAACATATAACTTGTCAATCTAAATCGATAAGATTGACATTAAAATAAGTAAAAGGTCATTCAGAGTGAAATCTGATTGGCCTTTTTTATTGGAAACTATTTAGAATGCCGGAGACTGGCAAAGTAGCTCTAAATAAACGGTATAAAGTTGTGGAGCCGAAAGCAAAGCGACAACAGCGGGTTACGCGCTTTTTAGAGTGAATAAGGTCTAAAGGATAAGTTCATGACAGAACAAGAAACGGTCGTAACAACTGGCGGCGACGGCCAGGCGGTACAGGGTCAGCCTGCAACAACGCAGGTGCAAGAAGGGTCAACAATTCAACAGGGTTCACAGGATACTCAAGGCCAGGCAACTGAACAGGGCACGACAACCCAGTCAGATGAAGTACGCCAGGTTCCTCTGAGTGCATTAAAGGCAATTGAGGCAAAATTTAAAGCAACAAATGAGGCAAATCAGAAGTTACAAGATCAGATAAATCAAGCTAAAATGATTCAAAAAGTTGGAGGGTTTAATCCACCTCCGCAAAATGTTCAACCGACTGTTACACCACAACCACAACCTCAACCGAAGCCGAATATTTTTGATGGTTATCAGGATACTGATTTGTTAGACGTTGGGACTATGAAAAAAATGGTCGAAGTTTTACAACCTCAACAGCCGGATTTGTCTGAGGCATTAAAGCCTGTCAACGATACCCTTGCACTCATGCAAGTTCAGATACAAGACCCTAATTACGAACAAACAATACGGACTTATTTACCAGATATAATTACCACCCAACCTATTATCGTGGAGATGATAAAAAGGTCTCCAAATCCTGTATTAGCTGCATTAAGTGTGGCTAAAATGACACCAAGATATGTCCAGGATCAGCAAAATATGGCGAATCAAACAACTCAACAGCAACCGGAAGAAAATCCGCTGGATATGTTGAAAAAGATTATTGATAATTCAACCATTCCAGCATCTCCTGCATCAATGGGAGGTAGCGGAGCTGTTCAGGGGTTTGACAGGTTCAAGGATATGTCGGATGCTGATTTAGTGGCTGAAATTGAACGGGTAAAGGGAATGGGGCGGTAGAAAGGATATAAAATGCCTGATGTAATAACCACATCGACACAAGTTCCTGCGGGACTTGATACTTACTATAACCGGGTTATACTGAGAAGTGCTTACCCGAACATGGTACATTTGAAATGGGCCTCAAATGCCATGCTTGATGAGAAAAACGGCTCAATTTATAAGTGGCATCGTTATGATGATTTAACGGACGCTACTACCCCGCTTCCGGAGGGGGTTGATCCTGACGCGCAGGCTGGCGGAAACGTAAGCTTGACATCTCAGGTGTCATGGTATGGGACATACGTTAAAATTACGGATGTCGTAGACATGACAAATCAGGACCCTGTTTTAACGATTTACGCTGAAAAACTTGGCCGGAATGAGGGTAAAACCTTTGACACCCTTACCAGAGACATACTCGCGGCTACAGCTTCACAGGTTAATGCGTCTTCTGGTCTTAATGGTACCACTCCAACTGAAATAACAAGAACTGATGTTGACACAGTAGTTGAAACACTGCTTGACAATGACGCTGATTTTGTTGCCCCGGCTGTTCCGGCTGGTATGGGACAGGGTACATTACCTGTCAGGGCTGCATTTTGGGGTATTATAAAATCAACTATCGTGATGGATCTTGAAGCGTGTGTAGGATTTAAGCATGTATCCGATTATCCATCGAACGGCGGTGTTGACGATGCAGAATGGGGCAGTGTTGGAAACGTAAGGTTTGTACAGAGTTCCAATGCTAAAGCTACTTCTGATGCGACTCCTATTTATCCTATACCTATCATTGGTATGGATGCGTACGGTGACGTTAAAATAGGCGATACAAAGAATGTAGTTAAAGGCTTTGACACTGCTGGATCACCTCTTAACAGATACGCCACATCAGGTTGGATTGCGCCCTGGGCTGCAAGAATCCTTAACGATCTGTTTATAATTCAACTTCGCGTAACTGCGTCGGCATAAGGAAGGAGGTAAAATCATGGGACAAATAGCGACAAGGACATTTATTTGTACCGGTTCAGCAATGAATCTTGATCTTGGATTTATACCGGCATACGCAGAAATACGAAATGCAAATGCCACAGCTGGTGAAGTTGCAAAACTGGTTTATTTTAATCTTAACGGTGATGCAAAAGAGTTTTGGGAATATTGCATCAATGATGCTGGCTCAGCCGTAGCCGCTAATATAACCAAAAATACGGGCAGTGGCTATGTAACAGAGTATGATTCAAGCACAATCGGTGATCAAAAAGGCGTTACGTTTGATTATACCGGTGGAGCTGCTGAAGATCTGTTCACCTGTTCAAATGCACAGGATGTACCTTCAAACGGTGATGTTATTAAACTCGTAGAAAGTGGCGGTCTTGCGACTGGACTCAGTGAACTACTGAATTATTATGTAATAGATTCAGAAACTTATGGAGCTGGGACATTCAGGGTTTCTATAGTAGCACCTGGACGTGGGCTTACACAATCTCGTGTTGAATTCAGTTCTGATGGTACACCATCGAATTATTTTATTAATCTCAGTAAGCAGGAGCCTGGCAATGTCGGCGGTAAAGGGCTGACTATATCAGCATCTTTTCAGGCTGATAGTGATGTTATATTTGTATATGCTGTTGAAGCAGATACAGATAGAGACCTTGGCGACGCTGCTGACTGGTAATCTAACCGGCGGGGCATAGTCCCCGCCCTCCGAAAGAGGTAAAAACCAAATGAATAATGAAGAAAAGAAAAAAGTTATGGATGAAAGGGCAAGGCAAAAAGCCAACCTCGCAAAAAGCATGAAAGAGGTTGTTGACCCGGAAATAAAGGTGCGTTTTCAGAATATTGAAGATCCGCCAACTCCTGGAAGGCCCAGTCCTCCATTTTCGTTTACATTTCAAACACCTAAAGGCTTGATTCTTACGTTTAAGGAAAGTCGTTCTGCTGAAGTTAATGACACAGCATTAAGACATGGTGAAGTTTATACTTTGCCGCTGTCTGTTGTAAACCATATTAACAGCCTTAAAACACCAGTATATGCTCAAGAAAGAAGAATTGATAATAATACGGGTGCTATTTTGATTATTAACAAAATTGTATCACATAGGAACAGATTTTCATGTGTTCCCGAAGATATGACACAGTTTTTAAAGGTTGATTCTGATGGTGACAAAGGTAAAGCCAAAGCAAAAAGACAGAAAAAGAATGAAGAAAAACAGAACGAAGCCGATGAAACGAACAAGGAACTTGCCAAATTAGGTATTGAGGCATAAGGAGTCTTAAACATGAACAAAAAAATCATTTTATTGTTTAGCTTATTCATAGTATTTATATCTGGAGTAGTTATTGCCGGTGGTTATTGGGATTGGGATGTTAAGCAGATTTATACATTAAAAGCTTACAAAATTCTCCCTCCGACTACACCTGGAAATAATTATTCACTTGAAATAGGCCAAACATCCAGAACAACAGTATTAAATGGAAACGTAACAAATAGTGCTACTGTAACGGGCGGCACATATGCCAGCCCTACAATTACCAGCCCTACAATCAGTGGTACGATAACCGGGACAGGGGTAGTTAGTGATACAAATATAGCTGATGTCACACGGTCTTTTTCGTTGCCTCTGGCAGGCGCGGCTATTGACGGAGGTGATGATATTGACGATGGTTCTGCCCCTGATATAACTACACTTGATAATATTCCGGCTATTTTATGGGACGATTCAAGCGAAACTGCGGCTGTACAATGGACATTTAGATTGCCGTCTGATTTTGTAAGTGACTTAGTGGTCTATGCTTTGGTGAGTTCAAACGATGCGTCAGGGTCAGGAACTAAGCTTGATTGGGCTGCCGCTGTTAATACTGATGATACCGGATTTGCTTCACCTACTGCACAGGATGTTGTTGAATGCACAAGTGCTACGCTGGATGCTTCAAATGAAGTATTAACACTTACTGCTGATGCCACACTCGAAGCTTTACTTTCTGCCGGGACATGGATATCTCTTGAGGTATTTAATGCTTCCACAAATGACGATGATCTTGAATTAAAGGGTCTGGATGTCACATACGCAGCGAAACAGTAATTTCTGGATACCGGGATTACTGGTATTTATTGCATTATTTAGAATCCCGGTTCCAGACAATCAAATGAGAAGTCTGTTTCAATTACTAATTGAAATGGCCGTGATATCCGGAGTAGGTTATTATATTTATAATAATATAAATAAATGGATAGGGTTATTTTTATTTTTAACGTTATTTTCATCTATTTATCCTCATTTTGATAGAATAACATATATGGCAAGAAATACTGTATTATTTTCGTGCCTATGGATAATATTAATTCAAGATAACAGAATAAAAGTAAATCATCTTTTGAATGCTATGTGCATTATAGCTTTAGCAAATTCAGTATTTACTATATTGCAATGGGCTGGTATTGATCCGTTTAGTGTATTTTCCTTTGGTTTTATTAAGTACCATTATAGGGATGTGATATGTTATCCGGGACTTATGGCAAACCCAAATGAGTTATCTTGTATACTTGCGATTACAACTCCTGCATTCTTGAGAAATAATTGGTATAAATCGTATATTGTTGTAATAATTGGTTTAATTTTAGCCAAAAGTACTGGTGGAGTAATTGCAATCTGTGGAGGTTTATTATTTTATTCACTGAGTCAATTAAGAGGGATGCGGCTGAAACACGTTTATCCTTCATTATCATCTTAATAGTATTTTTAATCGCATTTATATATTTTCAATTCATTGATTTTCCTAGATTATCAAGCCGTACTACTGTTTGGTATAATGGAATTGTAATATACGTGCAACATTGGATATTTGGGTATGGAATAGGTCATTGGCAGACTGTAGGCATTGACGCGCTTAAGCATGGCTTTAAATGGTTTAATAAAGCTCATAATGACTTACTCCAGGGTCTTTTTGAAATGGGCATATTTTTCCCGATACTATTGAGTGGATACATGTACAGCATAAAAAAACGTGTTCCGGATTTTACTGATGACAAATATTTAATACCTGTAACCGCAATAGTAATTGTTTTGATTAATTGCTCGGTTCATTTTTTATTTCAAATAGGAACAACAGCATTAATCGCCGTTACATGGGTTGGAATAATGGAGAAAGAATTAAATGAAAGCTAAAAACGCATTTTACTTATCATTTGCGATTAATTGGTTATTATTAGCTGTTATAGTTATTTTAGCAGTTATTTAAAGGTATTATATTATGGCATGGACAGTTGAACAGTTAATTACTAAATTCCGAGAACTAACAGGGAGGCCAAGTGCCTCCCAAATCTCGGATGCAAATATATTGATAGAGATAAATCATTATTATCAGTATATTTTCCCTGTTGAAGCGGGAATACCTGAATTTAAGGGATGGTATACTTTTAATTCCTCTGATGGTACTGGTTATCAGGATTTACCGGAAACAGTAACAGAAATAAGCCCGCCCGCGTATGTTGATAACGATGAGGTAGGCTTTTGGATAGACGAAAAAAGGTTCTATGAAGAATATCCTCATGATTATACCACTGAAAGCATACCTACTGACATACTTTTGATTGACAGACGATTGATATTAAGGCCAATACCGGATGATACGTATGAGGTCCGTTTAAGAAAAAAATCAAGTGTACCTGATGCGTTAACCAGTGGCAATTTGGATAATTCATTATGGGGACCGGCCATTTATTATGGTACGTCAATCGCTTATTTAAGTGATCAAGGTGAAGATTCAGAAGCAGACACTTTAAAACCTGAATATTTTTATCATCTTTCTACGATCAACCGACAAAGAATACGTCAACAGCCGACTGGTAAACGCCCAATAGGTGGTAGATTTTGATAGGTCATGATTTATCAAAAGAAGAAATCCTGGAAAGAGTTAACAGTGCATGGAACCTTTCAGGAGCGTTCCCGGTCCCTAAATGTAAAGTAAAGTGCCCTGTTTGCAGATCAAATGATATATTTATAAAGCAATGTGTATTTTTTAAGCGTAAAGAGAACGATTACAGGGCAGATGTATCATTCAAATGCACATATTGTTCTGCTGTTTGGACGCATGGCGTTGTAGTTCCAGAGAAAATGGCTAAACCAATGAAAGGATCATGGTCATGGCGAAAAATGAGAGAGGTAAATAATGGCATATACAAGAACATGGGATAGTTCATATGAGGCCTTACCGCCTGATACAGGGGAAAGTGCCAGCGCAGGTGCCGGAAGAATAAGGGATTTCAAAACTGATATCCGCGAGAGAATGGCAAAGGATCATTATATGTCTATTGCGGGCACTGATGCTGATCATGGGGAGCATGTAAAGGTTACATTGAGAACAGGGAGT